CGTCTTTGTGCCACTCCAAAGTATTGAGCGTCAAGCACCCTATAGCTGAACCCATACCCGAGTTCTGCCAACGCCCCAAGGAAGGATCCAAAATCCCTTCCTTTGTTTGAACTGAGGACACCCGGCACATTTTCCCAAATGAACCACTTGGGTCTAAACTTGTCAAGAATTCCAACATAGGTAAGGGCAAGGTTTCCCCTTGGATCTTCAAGTCCTTTTCTAAGACCAGCGACTGAGAATGATTGACAGGGTGTTCCGCCAACGAGTAAATCCAATCTATTTGTTCCAAAATCCCACTCCTTAAATTTAGTCATGTCCCCAAAATTTGGGACTGTAGGGTAATGATGTTTCAACACTTCACTAGGAAATTTCTCTATTTCGCTAAAAGCCAAAGGATTCCAACCCATACCATCCCAAGCAACAGTAGCGGCTTCTATGCCTGAACAAACGCTTAAATAATTCAAAATGGGGCATCCTCATAAACAATTTTAGGTGCTTTAACTCTGATAAAAGTCCAACCATCACGCAAACTGGTAATGTGCTTGGCTTCCCATAAGCTGCTGACAATACGCATCTTGTCGTTGTTTTCGTCAAATATGTGGTATTTCATGCCATAGACCTCTTAGCCATTATCAGCAAACACTTGTCTTTAAGTTCTTTGTATGAAAGACCAATGCTATGTATGCCAAGCTCGGAAGCCTTCGCAACAACACCAGCGTCAGTAAACATCCAAGCTTTGTCATTGTTAGCACTTGTGGTTTGTTGGTCTTTAATCCACTCAGCTTTAAAACCAACCCAACCTCTAGCACAGCAAAGTTCCATTGCCTCTTGTAGTGAGATACCAGCTTTTTCAGCTTCTTTGATTAAGCCTTTAAGAGCAGTATCTGACCATTTGGCTTTTTTGGTTTTGCGAACTTCTAAGTAGTCTTTAAAAACAGCATCAGAAACACCGCTAGGTGTATTTATATTTGGTTTATGGTTATTGGTTATTGGTTTATGGTTAGCATTGCCTTCGGATTGCGTTTGCTTTGCGTTCGCATTAGCACCCTTGTCTTTATTGCCCCAACGAGCGTTTGCAGAAGCCCTAGCCTTGTCTGATTTACCATGGTATTTGGCTATAACATCATCACAACGCTTGTGAATGTACCCTTCTTTTGTTAATTCAAAGAAGTCATTTAATACATTTTTAAACGATTGCTTTTCGTCTGCATTGCGTATACTATGCGTTCGCATAAGTTTATCTAAGTCGCTTGTCAATGGACTTTCAGATAAATAGTAAGTGTCAATGAGTTGCCTATAAATGCCATGTTCTAGCAAAGATAGGTGGGATGTATCTTTTCGATAATCGCCAATGTTATGCTCGTAATAGTGCATATAGCCTTAAATAAAAAAAGCCCTAGACTGCAATCTCACCTTTTTTAAGGGTGTTGGTGGACTAGTTGGCACTAGCAGATTGCAGACTGGGGCTTGCCAATAAATATCTCCACCAAGAGATAACTTGATCATAACCTATTATTCCAATTCAGGCCAAATAATTTTGTAGTTGTTTGGAAACAACGCTTTTCTAGTAATTAATCCGTGGCTTTCTTTTTCAAGCGTAGCTGCCAAAATCACCATCTTGTCCATAGGAATATCGCCATTCTGCCACATAGATACTGCTGGCACAGATACCCCAACCAGCTTACTAATACGGGTAGGGCCACCAAGAAGTTTAATTATGGCTGTTGAATTCATGTAAGCTATCTTAACTTATTTAAAAAATAATTGCAAATAGTTGTTGACATCCTATTTAAGATAGCTTAATATTCTTTTACGGCAATAAGTCGTGATAACAGAAAAGGATACTCAAATGAGTGAAATAGACCAACAGCAAGACTTCAACAGCTTCCAAGAACACTTGGAACGCATCTTTAAAGACCTAGAAGATGGGGTCACAATAACTTTAGATGAAATCGGTGACTTACGCTATGCGTGTGGATTGCCATCGCCAGTTAAACCTAACCCTGTACTAAACGCAGTCTTTGATGACTTTTCTAACATTTTTGGGAGTAAACAATGAAAAAACACAATATTGATTTTAATTGGCTTGCCAAAGATGTTTTAGAAGACTTAGAAAATGAATTTAAAGTTTTAAAAAAATATTTTAATCAAAGTGTCAATGCAACCATTAAAAGCCAAGCATCTTTTACTTGGGATTTATTTGAAAAAGGCGTTTCTTGCCAATTTTGGCTTACAGAAGATCAAGCAATGTGTGAGGAAAAAATTACATTTAATCAGTTATTTGCAGATTTTTTTGAATGGAATGAAGGTCAAGAAGATGCTTCAGCTAAAGCATTGGGCTTAAAAAACGAGCTTTTAGAGCAAATAAAGAAAATTGATGAATTTATTAAAAAGGAAGAAAAATGATTATTTCAGATAACAGTAAAGAATTTAAAATCGCACCTGCAGGTCTACACATGGCTCGCTTGTATTCAATTATTGACCTTGGCCACCAAGCTACAGAATGGGCTGGTGAAACCAAGATCATGCACAAGGTAGTATTTACTTGGGAGTTGCATGGTGACGATGATTCAGGCAATCCGCTAAAAACAGACGATGGAAAGCCCCTAATCGTGTCTAAGCGATATACAGTTAGTTTAGGTGACCAAGCACGATTAAGGCAAGACCTAGAAGCATGGTCTAACAAAAAGATGACACCTGAAGATCGTAAGAACTTTGACCTTAAAGGCTTGTTAGGTAAGTTCTGCATGGTCAACATCACGCACTCAGAAGATGGCAAGTATGCAAACATTAGTGGCATCAGCCCAGTGCCTTCTGCCTTGCGTAATGTTCAACCTGAAGGCGTTAATCCTACATTGCACTTTTGGTTGAATGAATTTGATCAGGCTAAGTACGATGCGTTGCCAAAGTATTACAAAGAAAAGATTGCAGAATCCTCTGAATGGCGTGGTCAAAAGGCTGCTGAAACAAAAGCACCTGTAGCTGATGATATGCCCAATGACATCCCTTTTTAACCCCAAGGAGTAAACCATGAAGAAAGTACTAGTAGTTTTTGCAACAATGTTTGTAGTTGGTTATGCCGTAGCTCAACAAGCTAATTGCTGGCAGCAATATGTTTGTGGTGGTGGCGGTTGCCAATGGATCACTATCTGTAGATAACATTAAGGGGGAAAGTGGACTACCGACATGAGTACCCCATCCTGATTATGACTAGAAAAGAATTACTACAAAAAAAATTATTGGAGCAACTTGCAATCACACCTATGACTCGCACAGAAATGGCTGATTTTTTAGGCGTTACTGTGGTGTTTATTGCTAGGTACATTACCCAACTAAGAGATGCCAAGAAAATATACATCCACCATTACGAAAGAACGCCAAGGCACAAACCTAAGTCGTTTTACGCTACTGGTGATTTACCTGATGCACCTGAACTACCGCCTATTCCTCAGCGTGAGCTACAAAAGAAATATAGGGAGCATGGCAATACAAAGCCTAAGAAACTTACGCCACGCATGGATGAAGCAGCTTCTTGGATGTTTAACCCAAAATGATGACTATTTTATGGGTTGTTTTTGGTGGTATCGGAATGTTAGCTTTGGCTATCTTGTCAATTATGTTTGCCCTTTGGTACACGCAAAATGACTAAGGTAGCCATCAGAACCGCTTGGGTGGCGTTATTTATTGTTTTGGTAGTCTTTGCTTATGGTCATGGCTACAAAAGCGGTAAACACGCTCAATTAACGATGGATGCAGTTATGCAAATAGCTAAGTCCAATTTTAAATGCACAATGGAGATGAAATGAAACCTGTTGCATGGATAGCTTATGATGAATTTGGTGACTTTATGCTAGAACCGACACCTGATGGTGATTATCCTTGGCAACCACTTTACACCGCACCAATAGAGTTAAGTGATGATGAAATAACATTTCTTTGGCATCAATCAATGAATTTAGCTATTTCTGATGAAAATTTAAAAAACAATATTTCTCATGCAACCATATTTGCTAGAGCAATACTAAAGAAAGCGAGTGAGAAATGAAAACAGAAATTGAATACGAACTTTATTGTGCAGATTCTTGGGTTGCTGGCTCAAACAACTTAGAAGAAATGTTGCGATACGCACAACAATATAGAGAAGAAGGCTCTGTTGAAATTAGAAAAGTTATAAAGAAGTCAGAAATTGTATTTCTTGGCAATAAGATAAAGAAAGCGAGTGAGAAATGATAGTTAAAGAAAAAGTACAAGAAAGTGGCCATTGGTATACCAAGGATGGTAGCCCAGCTTATACAACAGTTGGCAAAACTGGTGAAAGACCAACCACCCTTAGAGATGCTCGTAAATTAGGCTTATTACCTTCTGTTACAACCATCAATGGAATGTTATCTAAGGCAGGTCTTGATACATGGAAACAGCAACAAGTCCTCTTAGCAGCCTTAACCTTACCTAGATTGCCTGATGAACCTGAACAGGAATGGTTAGCTAGGGTAATGCAAGATTCTAAGGCTACTGGTCGTGAAGCAGCAGAACGAGGCACAGCCATCCATGCAATCATTGAAGGTTATTTTGATCAGGTATATATGCCTGAAAAGCCACCATATCTAGATGCTATTGATAAAGCATTAAAAGATGCG